GATCTGATCCGTGCGTTCTATGCGTTGAAGGTGCTGTTCCGGCGGAGGACGGGCCACGATGCAGACCAGGTTGCCAAAGACCATTTTGACGCAATGAGTCGCCACTTGCTGGGGGGGGAGCCGCGCCCTGAAAACAAAATCCCCGTCGTCGTGTACCCGGCCGAGTGCCTGCCGGACGAAGCGTTCGACGGCCTGACCGACCAGCAGTTGGCTTGCGCAGCGTTCAACTACAGCGATCGCGTTCGCATCCTGATCATGGATCACACGCCGCACGCTTTGGCGTTGGACGAGGCACGCACTTTCTCCATTGATTCCACCACCGCACTCCGCCTGCTGGTGTTACGTCTGTCTGGTGGCTCAGTGGAAGCCATGGGTGCCGGGATTGGCCGCAAGCCAGGGGAGACTCTGCAATGACCATCCTCAACCCTCATGCCCCCCCCAGGAGACCCGCACCGCTCCGGTAATCGTCGGCCCTTGGCCGAGCTATGCCGCGTTCGCCGATCTTCCGGAGCAGCAGCGCTGGAAGATGTACGGCGGCGCCAAGGCTCACCGCGAGATGTTGGAACAGGCGGGCTTTGTCATGTCTGAGGCTTACGACGACTTTGTGCGCCGTGTGACGCGGGAGTTGAACGTATGACCGTCGACACTCCACGCAAGTTTCAGGGCGTATGGATTCCCGCCGAGCGCTGGCTTGATCGAACCTTGTCGCCAAATGAGAAGGTCATGCTGGGCGAGATCTCAAGCCTAGAGACTGGCCCTCGCGGCTGCTACGCAACGAATGCCCACTTCGCTGAATTCTTCGACCTGTCTATCTCAAGGGTTTCGGAGATCATCAGCGGGCTGGTTGATAAGGGTCACCTGCGGGTGGAATTGATCCGCGAAGGAAAGCGCGTAGTCGAGCGTCGTCTGCGGCTTGTTGACCCCTTCGGTTTTCCGAATACCCCTTCGGGAAACGCGGCGAACCCCTTCGGAAAAGACGGCGAACCCCCTTCGGAAAACACGCAGGGGAACAATACACACAGCAACAATACAAAGAGCATTAAAAACACTCCGGCATCAGGCGCTAAAAAAGTGCCTTCGGATGAAGGGTTTGAACAGTTCTGGAAGTTGTACCCGAAGAAGAAAGCTCGCAAGGACGCCGTCAAGGCATGGGCGAAGCTGAAACCGGACGACGAACTACGCCAGGCCATGATCACCGCGTTGGGTAGCCACTGCGTTTCCGAGGACTGGGCCAAAGACGGTGGGCGCTACATCCCGAACGCATCGACTTGGATCAATGGCGAGCGCTGGACTGACGAACTGGTGCCGGCATCGGCAGCGAAAGCCTCGGCCTTCAACAACCTGCCCAACCACACCCAGGATATGTACCAAGGAGGCGAAGATGGCCCAGCGTTCTAATTTCCGCCGCCAGCCTGAGCAGCGCACGTTCGCCGGCGAGTGTCCGGTCCACGGATCAATTGATCGCTCCGAGGTTGAGCAGTTCGATGGTTCTATGTCTGTCCGCCCATGCAAGCAGTGCCAGTTCCACGGCCTGCGTGTATCGCCACAGGGGAGCAAAGAGCATTCGCAGGCGCTGGCCAACCTGCAAGCCGAAAGCGTCAACAGCGCGCTTGTAGGCTCTGGCGTCACGCCCCGGTTTTCGGGGAGCACCTTTGCGACCTACCGAGCCACCACGCCGTCTATGACGCTGGCGCTGGAAACTTGCCAGGGCTACGCCGATAACTTTGGCGAACACTTCCAGGCCGGCCGCAACCTGCTGCTGTGTGGCAACGTCGGGAACGGCAAAACACACCTGGCCAGCAGCATCGTCCAGGCCGTAATTCGCCAGCACCGGGCCGTGGCAGTGATCACCACCGCTGCCGAGATCATCCGCGTGTTCAAGCGCTCGATGGATCGCAATGCCGGGTACTCCGAGGGTGACGTGATCAACGAGCTGGCGAGTTTCGACCTGCTGGTGATCGATGAGATTGGCGCCCAGGCGGGCACTCACTACGAACTGTCGGTCCTGCATGAAGTACTGGACCGCCGTTACAACCTGATCCGGCCAACGGTGGTGGTGTCCAACCTCAACGCTAAGGGATTGGGCCAGTACATCGGTGAGCGTGCTCTTGACCGCCTGCGCGAGAACAAGGCGCTGCTGGTCGGCTTCACCTGGGATTCGGCACGGGGGCGCGCATGAACGACTATCGCGAGCTGTACAGCGATGAGGCGGAACACGCCCTACTCGGCGCCTTGATGTTGGACGGCGATCTGTTCGACTCGATCACTGCCAGTGTCACAACTGCCGACTTCCATGATCCTGAAAACGCAGCACTGTTCCAGGTGATGCTTGATCTGCACGCAACTGGCGCGCCGGTTGACCCGGTCACGCTTAACGATTTCAAGCCGTATCTACCCAGCAGCAGACCGACCATTGCCTACGCGGGTGAGTTGGCGAAGAACACGCCCAGCACTGCCAACTGGCGGGCTTACGCCAGGACCGTGAGCGAGCGAGCGGTGCTCCGTCGGCTGGTTGATGCTGCTGACGCCGTGCGTGATTCGGCCAACGAGAACCGGCCGGTTGCCGAGATCATTGCCAGCGCTCAACAGGCCATGGCTGACCTGCGCGACTTGGACACCGGTGAACCCGATTACAAGCGCATGGACGAAGTGGTGACTCGGAACATCGACATCATCGACGCCAAGTTCAACGGCGCCGTTCAGTCCGGGCTCTCTACCGGCCTGGCAGACCTGGACAAGCTGATCCGTGGGCTGCGCAAAAAGACGGTAACCATCGTCGCCGGCCTGCCAGGTAGCGGCAAGACCACGCTGGGCCTGCAGATCGCCCAGCACATTGCGTGTACCGGTCTCGGCGTAGGCATGGTGTTTTCACTGGAGATGCCCGAGGAAGAACTGGCGAACAGGGCGCTGGCGTCTCTGGGGTCCGTCGACCTGCAAGTTCTGGATAGCGGGCGGCTTGAAGACGACGACTGGCCACGCCTGACCTCCGCCGTCAACAAGATCAACGGCAAGCCGTTGTACGTCAGTGACAAGTCCGGGCTCACCGTCTCGCGCATCCGCAGCATCTGCCGCCAGGTGAAGCGAAAGCACGGCCTGGACGTGGTGGTGATCGACTACATCGGCCTGATCGGCTCGGACGGCAAAGCGTTCAATCGCACCGCCGAGCTGGGCAAGATCTCGACCGGAATCGTCAACATCGCCAAGGAGCTTGAGGTCCCTGTGATCCTGCTGGCCCAGCTCAACCGCGACTCGACGAAGCGGCCTAGCAAGAAGCCTATCGCCTCTGACCTGCGCGACTCCGGCCAGATCGAGGCCGACGCCCACTGCATCATCCTGGTCCACCGTGACATGGACAGCGAGGAGGGGCAGAACGGGGCGACTGAGCTGCTCATGCCCAAGTGCAGGCACGCACCTGTGGGTTCATGCGTTGTGCAGCAGCAGGGCAAGTTTGCCCGATTCGTCAACTTTGCGGGCCGTGAGCCCACCCAGGAAGAGGTGGAGATCAACCGCCCCTTCGCCGATCAGTACAAGGGGAGGAAGAACCATGGGTAACGTTACGGCGGCATTGCCGCGCAAAAGCATGAGCGACTTAGAGCGGAGCTTTCTGAAGATCTCCGGTGAGGAGTTGGCCAAGATCAAAGTCGGCGGGCCGAGTGCACTGGCTTACCTGCTGGATATGGTCGCCAGTTGGCACGGCAGTCGCGCACAGATCGCCTTCCATGATTTCGGCCAGCGTTGGCTGATCGAGGGCAATGCAAAGAACAAACCCGCCGACCGGTTGCTGCGTGACCTGTTTGGCCTGAGTGATCCAGATCCGAGGAAAGCCGCATGAAGAAGCGCACGTATGTCGACAAACCATTGGGCGACACGGAATACCTGCTGGAGCAATGGGGCTGGTGGCGGATGGATGGGATGGGCGTGCCTCGGTACGTCTCGCCGCTGTACGCTCTGATCCGCGACAACAACGTCACAGAGGGCGGCATCAAGAACTATTGCATCATGGATGACGTGGCCCTGGTGGTGGACCGGGCGGTGGCCAAGCTCGCCATACGGGACGCGCAGATGGGAAACTTCATCTGGCTGTACTTCGGTGCGAAGTGGCCAGCCCTGCGAATTGCACGGGAAAACGATATGGGCGAGGCCAAGGCTCGCGAGCTGATCAAGGCCGGCGTGGCTTGGGTTGACTGTGCTATCGAGGTGTTTCGCGAAGCTGCGTAGAAATACCTTTCCACGCGGATAAACACCTGTTTTCATGGCACGGTGTTCAGCTGTTTCAGCGCGACACCACAGAGGAGCCCCGGCCATTTAGCCGGGGTTTTTCCTTTGTCACTGATTTGGGGCTGGCGTTCCTTCAAGAGATCGGCGTTCTATGTCTGAAAGGCTTTTCAACTCAAATCGTCCACTATATGGACGGATAATAGGTCCTTTAATTGGAGTGTTGGGCGAGGTACCAGACGAAGCCCCAGGCGTTTTTCCAGATTCGCCTTGGTCGGACACGAAAGGAAGTAGATCGGCGAGACTCCCTTTGTATGCCAGCGTCTCTTTCGGAATGGTAAGTAAGTTGACGAACTTCACCGTTACAGTATTTCCGCGTTGAGAACCTGACTCAGATCCGAGGCCGCCACCGGCTTTAGCTGTTCCGACCCCTGGCGCAACAGGCGCGGACAGGTCGATAGTTAAGTTTCCTGTCTTTTTGTCGCTGGCCGCGATATTAAATACGACCGTGACCTCCGATGCGATCAGCCCTGTTCTGACATCTCCCTCAGCCATTTTCATTACCTTCAGGCCGGTCCAAACATCTTGCATGGCTTTGACGAGAGTGATCTCGCTGGGCTTTGCGGCGGGCTGGAATAGGCTGCATCCTGAAAGAGATATCGCCCCTATTGTGATAAGTGTTTTTCCTAACATAGCTTGCTCCTTTTTTTGGTGGCTAGATGCCACATTTGGAGCGTAGATCAGCTTTGTAAGAGTGTGCGAAGCCTTGCTAGCTTCTCTGAAGGTTGCATAAGCGCCTCCATCGTTCGATTGTTTTTGGCACAGCCATTGCACT